GCTTGCTCTTCTACTGAAACAATCGCATTTTTCCACTCAAATCCTGCTTTACTCAGCATCTGCATTCCCCTCTACCAGCCACAAGCCAGTTGTGAATCTTCATCCGACATGAAAGGTTCGCACGAACTGGCGCAACCTTCGTTATTTTCTTCATCATCAAGCGGTTGCAATGGTTCAGATAAATCAAAAGTGGCTATCAAATCTCTAACGCTACGATACCCGTCCGGAACCGCAATACTCCTGGCTATATATTCGTTAAGCGCCTGAGTGGTGGCAGGGGTTTCAGGCATCAGTGCGATAGCAGCGTGATAGCAATCAAAAGATAGGTCTGGATGTTCATGGTCTGGAACCCAGCAATCATCTGCAATGAAGGCTTTCAGCGCCGCATTCTCGCCAACCAGCTGCTGTACCTGCGCAATAGTGTCACCCGCAACAGCACCGGTAATACCCAAAGCCTCGGCAATCAGAGTGCAGGTGTTCAGTGCGGCATTACGTTCATTTTCAATTTCTACTATGCTATTTCTGGCATCGGTATAACCCTCTAATACCATGGGCAATAGTGCTGATTCAGCCAGCAGAGCATTAAATTTAGGATGTATGGCCACGTGGTCAGCATCTGGATCTTGGAAATTATAGATTAGGGTCTCATAAGCGCCGATGAAGCGCCCAAATCCACCATAGCCCTGCACCAGTGAATCCCATGCAATGGCAATAAATGCGCGTTCTTCATCACTGACATCTTGATCGTTAAGGCGCTCCAGAAATTGCTCAGATGATTCCCTGTTCCAGCGATCCTCTACTGCTTCAGTGGCGTGAAAGAGTTGCCACAGAGATTTCACTTCATCTTCACTGGGCCTTGCCATTGTTACCGATATTGTTTGACTCATTATTTTGTCCTCGCCATTAATACACTATCAACTGGTAGGCATTCGTATTCATGTAACAGACGAGTAGAAACAGGCCGTACATCATGATTGAGTAGCCCCAGTTAGCTCATTGAGCCGAGCCGCGAATACAGCACGGATCTGGATTGGCGTCATTGGTACTATTGCAATATCAGCCAGAGGGATACCCTCCAGCATCGGCCATTCCTTACCGTCATCGATGTCAAGCTCTTCGCGTTCGGTGGCCAGCATAATCAGATCGCAGTAATGAACGACTGAGGACATTTCAGCGGGAAGCCCAAATTTTTCACGGATCGCCATATCAATTCGATGCTCAATAACTTTGTAATCGGGCAGCAGACGTTTAAGAGGGGAGGGGATATCTCTGCAATACGCTTCGCTTGCATCATGCAGCAGAGCTTCGAGGGCGAATTCTTCCGGCACAATCTGGCTCATTAACCAGCAGTGTTGGGCCACAGAATAGAATACGGGTATTTGCCCCGCGAAACGGCAGTCATTGGATAAGCCCTGAATAATATCTTTATCGCAAATACTATTCGCGACCGGTTTTAAATAATCGAACGTCAGCCCTGAATAAGTAGTAATACAAGTCATAATATACTCCACACGGTTTTTAGGTAATACCCCGCCAAATACCCCATTGCTGGGATATTTGAAGTGATACTCTTTAATTGAGGTTTAATTAATTACGCTTTGAACTTTCCAATAAAGGTTTCAACTTCGACGCCTTTAAATTTATTTGTAAGCAGTTCCAAAAATTCAACAGCTATTTTTTCTTCTTCTGCTTCCAATTGAACAATGCGTAATACTAAAACGGGAACATTGCCACCAGTAAGAATGCTATAGCGCAATTTAAAGCGGCGCTCCCCTAACCCTTCATAGGGAACACATTTAAATTCAAATGCGGCAGGCATAGCGTCTTTACTTTTAGCTTCAACACTTTCCATTACCGATCGTTTCGCGCTGAAGTCCTGGTCTTCATGATCGGCTGAACTGGTTTGTTCAATGGTAATGCGGCGAACGGCACCCACGGTTTTCTTTATATCCAGCACTACACCATCAGCATCAAAGGCCAGTAAGAACTCACGGTAATCTTCCAGCCATTCAGCGAGTTCTTTTTGCGCCTGTTTGCGGCCATTAATATTAAGCAGTTCGCGGAATGGCGCGGTTTTCTTGAGTGACAGACTGGCAGTGTTATCGGCATGACCGGGATATTCCAGCGTGCCTATATTAAAGATAGTTTCTGCGCGCATTTCATCGGCATCAATAAAACAGCGAACACCGTCACCCGCATAGCCAGATGAGTATTTCACGTATTCATCAATACTGCTGGTTTCCATCGCACCACGAAAGCGGTAACGCTCCAGGTTAAATTGCTCAAGACTTTTAACGGAAACACCAGCAGGTAATGCGATGGTATCGCAAGCCGTGGAAGATAATTGCTTTTCAATTATTGAAGTTAAAACCATGTCGCGAATTTCAGTGATAGCTGACGAATCTAATTGTTGAGACATATAAAGTCCTTAAGAATTAAAATAATTATACTTTTGTGTGATGAGTAATTAATTAACGGTTTTTAATTTTCCGTCAGTCTCACCTTTAATGGTGAATAGCTGACCCTGATCTTCCTGCATAATTGCCAGCTTGCCGCCTTTGCCAACATACATCGGTGTTTCGGTCGTATCTTCTTCGGAGGATTTACCGCGTGGCGTTGGGGTGGTGAATTTCAGTTTATGGGAGATCATCACTCGCTTTTCTTCCATTGAATTACTCATGCGAGATAAAACAAATTCAATGCTAACTTTGCCCTTGTCTCCATTATTCAGAACACCTAACGCGGCAGCGTTTAAAGCGGCAGATATTTTGTTTTCGAAAATACCAGCATCCAACTCCCCAAGAAACTCGGGTACCACAGTTTTTCGTTCTTCACTCATTGGGATGATCCTTATTAAGCAGCGTAAGCTGCAGGTTATTCACTCCACACACAGAGAAGAGCACAGATATCAATGCGCTTCTCTGTGCAAAAAATGGCGGCTGGCCAATCTGGTGTTGGCAGGCGCAGCCGCTAAAGACACAGCACAGCAATGGAACAAGGTTGTGATTTCCGGCGCTTATTTCCGGCTGCTGCAATTGCGCAGGCCAGCTCTTTGGCAAACCACAATCGGCTGAGCACTACATTTGACCACCTTGCCCCGCTTGGCTTGAACGCGGTTTTCCGACCTAACTACCCCGTCGGTAACTTGCATCAGAGGCTGCTATGACACATATCCGGTGTAATGCTCATGCGATTGTGTGTCGGTCTTTCCCGACTGTCATCGGCCCAACTGTTACACCCGTATTTCTCGCGCTCTCCCTCGCCGTCACGAGGAGCGGATTGCCCTAATTATTAGGTCACCGGTTAAGGGATACGCCGCCGCAACCCATCAATTCACTACAACGGTAAGAGCATTGCCGGTGTCTGAATCGAACAGACCATTTACTTGCCCATCACCAGATAATAAAAATCTATCTGGCGTCTGGAATTGAACCGGACTCAATGCCTTGCTCGTCAATGCTCTTACCTGTTGTGTGATCCGTAACGTGGATCAAACGGCCTTTTAAGTCTTACGAGGCATTCTCTACGCCCCGCACTGCTAAACCCAGTGCTCACCAATTAGTCTGTATTGATGTCTCACATCCGTTCTATTTGCCAGTAGCTCATCAAGCTTACTTAGCGCTACAGGCTCAGGCAGTCCTTTGCTTATTGTTTTCCACTTACCCTTCCCGATCCTTCTCTGTATCACAAATGTTCGAGAGCTCATTACTCACCCCACATTCCCTATTTAGCGAATCATCCCGATCTTCATGCGCCTCGAGCGGCTACTTCGTGGGCGTCCTGCCTGTTCGCTGTTGATGGATTTAATATAAAATAACTTATTTAAAATCGCAAGTTAAAATATAAATAAACTTAGTTTTTTGTTTGTGAAGCAACCCGTAAGGCTGCTTAGATGGAGGGGCTACAGCTCGAATTGGACGCCTTTCACGACACCAATGATTTCGCAGGATTCAGTGATCGCAATACTGTCATATCTTGAATTCAGAGGAGTTAAGTAGCGATTCGGACCATCGATAACTAATTTTTTAACTGTCATCACATTCTTAGGGTTTGGGCTTGAGTTATCAGATATAACAGCAACAACAATTTTGCCGTTTTCTGGCTCCACTAAAGGGTCCACTACTACTGTAGAGCCGCGCGGAATACTTGGGCTTCCGTGAGGGTTAACCATGGTGTCATCATCAATAATAAAACCAAATGACAGCGGAGAGACATTGAGGAACGTGGTGGTTTTCTTTACGCTAGTTGGCATTTCATTTGCTCCACTTGTGGTAAAAGCCATTGCTTCTTCCCACGACAGTAAAGGTATGAATTGCATAGCGTTTGGTGCTGGCGCAACTGATCCCGCCGCTTGACCATATAATAAGTAGTTTTCTGTTGTACGAAGAGCCCTTGCTAATTTACTTAACGCCATCCCTCCCGGTTGATTTAAGTCTTTCTCCCAATAACCAACGGTTACGCCGGAGACACCAACGGCTTTGCCGAGCACAACTTGGGTGTAATTTTGTTCCTTTCTTAATTTCTTAATGCGCTGCCCAAGCGTATCCACGGAGTTTCCCTTTTATTGATATAGCTAACTTATTTTAGTTTTTATTGATGTAAATAAAATTATCCATTAATATCTAAGTTAACTTATAAAAAAGGAGGCCTTATGACCGTTGATGAGTTAACTGATTTTTTTGGTTCAAACAAAAAAGCCGCTGATTTTTATGGTGTAACACCCGAAGCCATCTCCATGTGGGGAAAGCGAAGGGGTCGGCTAATCCCAAAAGGGAGGGCGATTGAAGCAGATCATGGCACGCATGGCGCATTGAAGTACAACCCAGCACTTTACAAAAAGCCTACGGCACCTGCGGCCTAAATCAAACCACTGGAAAAAATAAGGAGCCGTGGGAATGAAAAATCAAGATCCGAAGTGGCAAGCAGAGAAGCAACCGGCTTGGCTGGTGGCTGCAATCAAAAAGACCATTACTAGCTTGCCGGGCGGGTATGCCGAGGCCGCTGAGTGGCTCGGGGTGACACAGAACGCAATCTTCAATCGCCTGCGCACTGACGGCGATCAGATTTTCCCAATTGGTTGGGTAATGGTACTAGAGAAAGCCGCGAGCAATGCCTATGTAACCGATGCCTGGTCAAAGGAAAGGGGGGGCTATCACGTTCCGTTTGTTGAAGTGGATACAGATAACGAAGAGATAGGGATCAAGCTGGCTGAGCTGGTGGGGCGGCTGGGTGATCTGGTTAATGCTTATCGTCAGTACATCATTGACGGTGTCGTTAGTCAGCAGGAGTGGCACGACCTTAACGATATCGCGTATGCCTTTAGGGTCACGCTGATGCAGTTCTTGACGCTGGTATCGAGAGTCTATTGCGAGCCCGAAAGGGGTGACGCCCCCGTGTGCGGCACAGGGGCGTCGGGTGCATTAACTAAACGTGTGGAGTAATTAACGCATGAACATTGTAACTGCTAATCGACTAATTCCGCAACTGCGCTGCTTACCAGCCGCTGGGCCTGAGCCCTTTCGTTATTTGATGAGAGTACACGCCAACTGGATACCCGTCACCTCCAATGTTTTAGCACAAATTGTAGACACATTCCGGTACCCGGCGCTACCAGCGCCAAGGGCGGGTTGATATGCCTGATAAAATTCAAATACTTGATCGTTATTTTACTGATAAGCGAGGCGTTCGTGTTCGCGTCATTAAGTTTGATCGCGGCACTGGCGAAGTTATCTATCGTCGTGATGACTACGAGCATGACTGCTCTAAGCCGATCAGGCGTTTTAGAAAAGAATTCAACGAGGTAGTTATATGAGCCGGATATTTGATGTTATTCAGGCTCTGTCCGGGCAGAAGAATGTCATTGTTATTCCTGCGCCTTATTTGGATTTTTTCAAAGGTGATCAGCAGGCCCACATGTTAGCTGCAATTTTGAACCAGTTGGTTTATTGGTCTGGCATACCATCCAGCCTCAGCGATGGTTGGTTTTATAAGAGCTATGACGAATTAGCAGGAGAGATCAGAGGCGTTACTGCTGATCAGGTTCGCAAGGCAACAAGCAAGCTGATCAGTAACTATCTTCCCGGTGTTATTGAGACGGCCACACGTAAGGTAAGCGGCACACCGAAAAAGCATTATCGTCTTGATGGTGACGTGTTAATTGCCAAGATATTCCCGCCCTCAGTGGAAGTGGCAGTATTGCCGAATGGAAACGGCGGTATTGCCGAATCCATTCGGCAGAAAAGCCAAATGGAAACGGCAGAAAAGCCAAATGGAAACGGCGATGTAGCCGAATCTTATCTCTATACAGATCATTACTTACAGATCAATAAACCCTCTTCGTTGCAGAATTCTGACGAATCCGGCAACAAGGCAAAAAGTGATTTTTTATCTACTCACCCAGACGCCGCGATATACACCCCATCAGGAAAATCATGGGGAACTGCCAAGGATCTGGACGCAGCCAAATGGATATTTGCCAAAATCCGCATTGTGAATGCAGCGGCTAAAGAACCGAATTGGGTGGAGTGGTCGAATGATGTACGCCTGATGCACGAACAGGATGACCGCTCTCATCGCGAGATCTGCGAATTATTTAAGTGGGCAAATACTGATTCATTCTGGGCGGCCAATATCTTAAGCCCTCGCAAACTCCGCGTTAAATGGGATGAACTGGTGATGCGCAGTCAGGCAAAAGTAGCTGTTGCGCCAGTTATCGACAATAGCGAACGCGACTCAGCTTATAAGCGTTTTATTTCAGGTACCGGACAAGATGTTAAGCGCAGTGAGTTAGAAATCAAGGTTGGCTTAGAAGCTAGCAAAGTTGGCGTGCGTTCTATGGGGGCCAGTTTTGCGGTTGTTCGCTGGAATGCTCTCTGGAAAGAATGCAGTCAGCGCGTGAGCGGGGAGGTAGCAGCATGATTATCAGTAACGTTAAAGTTATGTCGTTAGTGGCAATGTTCCAGCAAATACAGCGTTGGTGGCGTATTCGTGAGTTACGTAAACACTGGACTGATGATCAGCAGTTACTGAAAATTGCGAAAAAACGTGGCTGGTTTTTAGTGCTGGATACTTTTTCATTTGAAAGTAACTACCGGATGCTGCGTCTATTTTCCAATCATCTGAATCGTGTGGGGGGGGGCTGGCATGATTGATTTTACCAATACCGAATATGCTCAATCATTGGCGGCGCTTAAGTCGGCTGAATCTCATTTGCTGAAACAGGTTGGCGATCAGTGGCGCACCCCCGATCCTTTGTTCTGGGGCATTAATCAGATGCTTGGCCCGCTGGTTTTGGATTTGTTCAGTGATGGCGAAAACAGTAAATGCCCCGACTACTACACAGCAGAAGATAACGCACTGGTACAAAACTGGGCTGAGCGAGTGAAAGAGCTTAAAGGCGCTGCGTTCGGCAATCCGCCATATTCTCGCGCTAAACAGCATGAGGGTGAATACATCACGGGCATGACCCACATCATGCAGCATACAGCGGAAATGCGTGAAGCCGGTGGCCGTTATGTTTTCCTGATTAAAGTCGCCACGTCAGAGAGTTGGTGGCCAGAGCAAGCCGATCATATAGCGTTTATTCGTGGTCGCGTGGGTTTCGACCTCCCACACTGGTTTATTCCGGCAGATGATAAACAGGTACCGAGCGGTGCATTCTTCGCTGGCGCCATAGCGATATTTGATAAGTCGTGGCGCGGGCCAGCAACGAGTTATGTCTCGCTGGATCAGCTTATGACTACTGGCGCGGCATTCTTAGCGCAGATCCGCAGAGAGGCCGAACGCCTGGTACCACAAAACCAACTGCAAAATATTCCTGAAGTTGTTCCAGTACCGGATAGCGGGGTGGCGGCTTGAAACTCACCCTGCCATTTCCACCCTCAGTAAACAGCTACTGGCGCGCCCCGACTAAGGGGCCGTTAGCGGGTCGCCATCTTATCAGCGTCAAGGGTCGTCAGTTCCGATCTGAGGCTTTGGCTTGCATTCTTGAACAATTACGGCGAATGCCGAAAGCTATTACCGATCCAGTTGCAGTCTCTATCGTTTTTTACCCTCCAAATCTCATTCGGCGGGATCTTGATAATTTTCTGAAAGCGCCACTGGATGCCCTGACTCACGCGGGTGTGTGGGCCGATGATAGCCAGGTGAAAAAGCTTTTGATTGAGTGGGGGCCAGTCATTAAGGGCGGCAAGTGCGAAATTTTAATAGCTGAATTATTGGGGCCGCAATGAATACCTTACTGACTATCGATGGGCATCCAATACGCCAATTTTTTGGTGATTTGTACTGTTTGAACGATCTGCATAAGGCGTCGGGTGGCTAGTTGAAAGCTTGAGCGCGCCAAAACGGGCGAGCGCAAAATCCCGCCAATCGAGCAATTTTATATACATCAATGAGGTGAATAAAAAAATGGTGCTCTCTATGGTTGTGTTAATGTACAGTGTTTGTGCAGTTATTCACCTCTCCAATTGTGCGGACATTGGATTGGAGAGGCTTAAGAACGCTAATGTGTGGAGTATAAACGTATGACAACTGTCGTAGGCATCCCCGTATCTAAATCTGTTGTGACCATGAGCAGCCGTGAAATTGCGGTACTGACTGGTAGCAATCATTCTGATGTTCGCCGTTCGATTGAACGCCTTTCAGACACTAATCTATTGTCTCAGCCATTGGCTGACACTCCCTACATCAACGAACAAAACCGTCAAACCTATTACGAATATCATTTGAATAAGCGTGATTCACTGGTAGTTGTTGTTCGGCTTTCACCTGAGTTTACTGCTGTGGTGGTCGATCGCTGGCAGGAGTTAGAGCATAAGTCGCAGGTTCCTCAGTCACTACCCGAAGCATTGCGTCTCGCTGCAGATCTGGCAGAAGAAAAGCAGCAACTTGAAAATCAGCTTTCGATTGCCGCGCCAAAGGTCGAATTTGTCGATCGCTACGTTCAGGCAACCGGTTCTATGGTATTCCGTAATGTATGCAAGTTATTGAAAGCCAGAGAAACCGACTTCCGGCTGTTCCTGATTGAGAATCGCATCATGTACCGTCTGGCTGGTGGGCTAACTCCATATCAGCAGCATATTGATTTGGAACGTTTTGAAGTTAAGACCGGCACCAACACTGTTAATAATCACGCATTCACCCAGGCCAGATTCACCCCTAAAGGCGTTAAGTGGATTGGTGGGCTGTGGACAGAACATCTTGCAAAGAAAGGTGCCGCATGAGGGCGCTATTAACTCCATTTATTCAGCGTGAGCTGGGTATTGTCATCTTGAGACCGGGGAATGATGTTCTGCCGTTTATGCAAGGTCGCTTGCTTGTGGCTACTGAGCCGGAGGAGTTTAAATCGCTCCCTACTGGCATGCTGCCCGTAGCTAACCAGCAATTAGCTAATGATCCGCGACTATTGCCATTCTTTGAGCATGAAAGAGTCATCCGCGCCGCTGGTGGCCCTCGAGTGCTTGAGTCGTGGGTCGAGCGACTGAAAGAGTGCCAGTGGCACGATCCGGATGACACACACGTCCGCAACCTCACCACTTTACGTTATGACAAGCGATCAATCCGCCTGTGCTGGCATCATGACAATAAGCTGAGAGAGCATACATTACCCCGACTCAATCAACTTGCGACTAATAATCTCGTAGCGTGGATTGTAGAAACCGTTCGTGACTACTTCCGTTTTCCTGAAGGTCACCAGCTAACATTGCCAGAGATGTGCTGGTGGGCGGTGCTTAACGAGGTTTATAACCTGCTGCCGGATGCCATTGCTCGCTCTTCTCTGCATATGCCACCAGCTGTGATCGAAACCGGCGGCACAAAAGAGAGTGATATCACCTGGTCGCCAGCGCCACAAGAAGTGGTCGCCAACAAGGTAGCGAAAGCCAAATCGTCAGCCGAAGTAGCCGTTAAGTCAGTTTTAATCTTGAAAGTTGATCCTGAATCTCCAGAGAGTCAAATGCTCATCCCCAAACTGCGCCGTTGGGAAAATAAGAAATATGTGCGGTGGGTTAAGTCAGAGCCTTGTTGCGTCTGCGGGGATGGCTGCTGTGACCCACATCATATTATCGGGCACGGGAAGGGCGGCATGGGAACAAAGGCCAACGACCTTAAAACTATCCCGCTTTGTAGAATTCATCACGACGAAATACATGGCTCGGCAGGTGTAAAAGCGTGGGAAGCAAAGCACGGTAGTCAGATAGATTTATGGGAAAAAATTATAGATCGTGCATTTGCACTGGGTGTATTGGCCTGATGGCCTTAATTGCGTGGAGTAAAACCATGAATTCAGTAAGCGGTATGCGGACCGGTTACAGCAGTTTGGAGACGTTAGCATGAGAGATATATCTATAGTATTAGAGCGTTGGGGTGGCTGGGCTGCCAGTGATAACAGCGGGGTAGATTACTCTCATATTGCTGCGGGTTTTAAAGGTTTATTGCCATCAAAATCACCGAACAGACTTTCATGCTGTGACGATGATGGAATCATCATTGATAACTGCATTGCGAAATTGAAGAAGATAAAACCTGATGAGTATGAACTTGTTGTTTTACATTACTTATATAATGTATCTCTTAGAGCAATAGCCCGTAAGCGCAAGTGTTCTGATGGAACAGTCAGGAAAGAAATGCAAACAGCTCAGGGTTTTATTCTCGGTATTCTATATATGCTAGATGTAAAATTAGATATTTAATATCATAATGGCTGGCTATGTTGTCAGCCTTATATTGATTATTGTTTTAACATTACTTTAATGTTTTCTCGTATTAATATTAGTGAGTTAAGCATAAAGCAAATGGTAAGCATTGCAAGCCAAATACAAAATATTGAGGCTGGAGAGTAATTTGCAAGTCCAACAGTGAACTGAGAAATTGCTGTGATAATTGCAAGCCATATAGATAAGTTTAGAAAACACGAAAGCCTATCTAAAGGTAGATATAATTCTTTTTCTTTGATGTCTTCAACTTTAATGTTTTTAGAATCAGCAAAAATATTTTTATAAGACTCCGTAGAAAATAGTTTGTCTTTTAAACTAACAATAACAAATGTATGTAATGATAAAAGGAAAGAACCCACAGATATAAATCCAGAAAAAAGATACCCTCTAAGGTTTTTTTGATAAAAATCATAAAAGGGCTGATTGCAGTCTATATCACCATTATAAATAAGATGCGTCGAAATCAAAAAACACACAGAAACAAGGAAAAGCACAGTAAACTGTACTTTTAGCCCCTTATTTATATGTGCTTTAATTAAATTCACGTTTATCTTTCCCCGTAAGTATCTGCTCCTTAATTATAGCAACAATGGCGTTTTCTGTGTAGTTATCATTAGTTAAGCCATCAACATTATTTGCTAGTTGGTCGAAGTCGTATGTTTCGAAAAAAGTTGGGCAATTAAAGAAATCAACAATTTTTTCTTGGTTGTTATAGTTTGTAGCAACAACTTTCCCTTTAGTTATCCCAGGCAATCCTTTAAGAACGCCATTTACACGCCTTGCAATAGGCGATGTTTTCTTTCTTTCTGTTGGGTCTATATTAAAAGTTATATCTACATTTTTAGAATATGATTCTGTTGCAATCATTTCTGATTGCTTAAAGTCTATTGCACTAAACCTAAAAGTAGCAGACTTTATCTCTTTAAAAGCAGAGAGGATTGTCTCAAGATTACTCTTATTTAAAATAATAGAAAAACTAGGCCTTATATTATATTTTTTATGTGTTTTTTTATGTCTTTCTTGCTCGGCTTTTCTCCAAGAGATTTAATTTCATCGCTCTCGAGTTTACGTATATATTCGTTGGAATTGGTTTGAAGTTGTGAAAAAAGAGTATTTAAAGTACATGAACCATGATAATACAAATAAAGACCTTTCATGGTTTCTTTTTTTAGGCAAAAGAAGTTGAAGTTAACTAACTTTTCATCTCCTTTTAAGTCTTCGACTTTCACAACGAACTGACCATTTTTTACTGTAGATTTACAGTTTTTCTTTTGGTTTTTAAAGGTGAGAACAAGGCCAGTATAGAACTCGTCATCATCAGAAATAAGAATCTTTCTCACGTAATCTAAGCGCCTGATTTCATTGTCTGAGTGTGAAATTAAATGATTTAAAATTTGCTCAGATGTGATGTGTGGATTCTCGTTTTCAATTGAAAAACCAATGCTTTTAACTTGCATAAAATTTATAACTCCATGTTCACTTATCCGACTCTGAGAGCTTGAGTTTGCTAACAGTCTTGTTGTGTAACAAGATAATACAAGAATAATTGTTAAGAAACACTAACGCGTACGCAAAAACTCATATAGTGTGATAAGAGTGGTTGATTTGATGCCTCTTATCATTTTTTTCTTGTATTTTCTCCGATTTTTGATCTTTGCATCATTACTGAAACGTAACCTGTGTTAATCGATCTATTCCATTTCTTTAAAGGAGTGATAAATGGCACAGTGTTCCGGATGTGATGCTTCACTAGGTGACTCATTAATTGTTTAGGAAGATAGGACTATTTATAAAAGCTGTCCGTCCTGCTCAGAAAGAGATGGTCACCATGTTTTCTATCGTTACGATGATTTCGGAATGAGAGATATGGGTGATGGACGTTATATAGTGCAATCATGGTGTCCTGACTGCCGATTTAAAGAACCACCGATACTACAAGTTAGTTTTGAATGTAAATAAGCTCAATTTGATGAATCTAGCCCTGGACTAATAGCTGGGGCTTTTGCATTTTGTAGGTATGTGCTGACGCCTTAACCGTAACCGACTTTATTTTTTATGCTTTTCAATTTTCAAGGGGTCTCTCTTTGCGGAATATCAAGCCGCCTTAATTGCTGGATTAACGATTAAGTATGAAGTGCCATGCTCATCTTCCATTTCTACAGCATCGAAGCCGAGGTGAGCAGCCACACGACCCGCAGGCGCTGCAACTCCCAGCTTAGGTCGCCAGCGCCACCGTCAAAAGCATTGCTTCGTGGCGAGAGTATGTCTGCGAAATCTTCACAATCACTGTCATTATCCCACATGATGCGATCCGCTATTTCCGCTACATCATCAATGTTGAGTTCAGCACGAAGGAAGGCGTACACCTCTTCCGTTCTGTTATCTAAGTCGCGTGATGATGCTATTTTTTCATCGTTGATTTCATAAGTATAAACAAAGCCGCAACCGTGGCTTGAAGCTGAATCCATGCTGTCAGAGGCAAAGATACCGTCATACAGGTTCTCGCTACCATTCACTTGGGTGAATTGTCCTATCTGCATGACTGGAGCGGTGCTGCTGTAAGAGCCGTGGAATAATTTCATGTGGCGTTCCTTTCTTTTGGTTGTCTCGCTTCAATGAATATATTATGTACCTATTAGGTACATTGGTCAAGTGTTATTTTAACGCAACAACCATTTGTTAAGCATTCCATTGTTCTTGATAAACATTAGCATTTTCATGCAGGACATAGCGGCTGCAGGTATTGAGTTTTCTCCTGTAGCGTACTTGTAGTAAGTGCGGTATGGCACATCGATGGCTTTTGCTGTTTCGGTAATGCTTAACCCGATCTCATTTTGCATAAAAAGGAAATCTTTAAACGTAGTCAGCTTGTCCCAGATTTCATCACGCGTCATGCACTGCAAGTCAATAATAGTGTCATAGTTATCTATTATTTCGTCGTTTGGAGTGTTTGCGTAGTCAATGTTTTGTTTTTCTGCGAACGGCTTCAGTATTTTGTCTTCAATGATGCTGTGTATGAAATTATCAAGATCATCAATAGTGTCGAACTTGACTGTGTTGCACTCTTTAGTAATTAGCGCCTTAACTGCCATAATTTCTTCATTTGTTATTTTCATGTTGGCTTCCTTTTTAGTAATTATTATCTGCTTCAATGAATATACTATGTACCTGATAGGTACGTAAATCAAGTGTTCTATATCACAAATATTAAACAGGGCTGCACTTATGCGTTAAGTAACTCCGCGCATAAGCATATCGTTAGCATCACCAATATGGTGCCCTCACCAGTGAGGGCCTCTCCCGTTTTAGCTCATCAGTCACCCAATCAACTCCACACACACTTAACTGACGAGTGGCTGTGCTGGTGGGCTAAATTCCTAAAAACAACACCCGACAATGCCGGGAGTATATTCCCCGCTGGGGAGGTGGTATGAGAATGCATAACGAACCGCATACATGGAATGACTGGGGCGAACTACTTTATGCCTGGTGGCGGGGTGACGTTCCACTGGGTGGCGTATTGCTATCTGTGGTGATGGCAGGGTTACGAGTGGCATATACCGGTGGTGGCTGGAAGAAAACCTTATTAGAGGGGCTGACTTGTGGCGCACTGACATTAACCGCTGTTAGTGCGCTTGAGTATTTAGATCTCCCTCAGCAACTCACGCTGGCAGTCGGTGGCTTAATTGGCTTCATTGGCGTTGAACAAATCCGTGCCTTTGCTCTCCGCATTGTCGGCAACCGCATTGGTGGCAATGACGACACTAACCCCTAGGTATAAATCATGACGAAATTCAGATTCAGCCAGCGCAGTGATAATAACCTCAAGAGTGTTAACGCTGACTTAGTGAAAGTGGTGCGCCGCGCCCTTGAGCTTTCGGCTGTTGATTTCGGCGTTATCGAAGGAGTCCGCACAGTAGAACGGCAGCGCGAACTCTTCAACG